GTTCGTTCCACGACACATTACAGGCGCATAAAGTGTTATACACCAGCCTATTTGATTATCTACGGTAAGGCGTATCTATACTTATACCTATGGCATATGCATATTCCCAAGTATCAATTCGTTGTGGCGGATTAGTTGTTGAGTTAGGAACTGAAACTCAATATCCCGACATGATTGATGATATGGCACGCCGTTGTTTAGATACCTTTAAAGAAGCGGCAAATATTGCCAAAGAACACGGTGTAGATATTTCCGATATGCGCTTAATTACTACCGATTACGGCGATGAACTAGAAGAAGAATAATGTGCCTAAGTTGTGGCAGTTGCAGTAGCGAACACTCACGCACTATTGATGATGCGGTAGATGCCGTGTTAGATAGCCCGATTTAATCCAACCAAACTTTATATTCTGCGGTGACACGACCTTTGATTGGGTCAATAAAGTGCAAACGCTGGCTTGGTATTGCGCTGGCGGCTAATAAATCTCTTGCATATCTATTATCGCTTTCCGTGCTACCTGTTTGGTAAATAGAACCTAAACCATTAGCCATCGGCCAACAAGCATGGGTGTGATAATGACCTACATAAACATCTCTAAATTCCCAAGGGTATGCACCTGACCGCCAACGATTAGCGTGTTGAACAATGGCTGTCGGAGAAGCAAAGCCATTTCTTCCTACTTCATCACCATGTATTAATAACGCACGGTAATTGCCTATTTCAACACGCTGGACATCATCTGGACAATCTTGCCAAGTTAATCGTTTTTCATCAGCCAATAATTGGCGTGCCAATTCGTAGCACATACGGTCAATATTATCGTTGCGTGGAACATCTGCTCTTTTATTACCAATTCTGCCGTGATTACCCCACTCCGCTACCACTAATACATTTTCGTAAATAGCGAGCGCTTGCCTAATTGTTTCAGTAATTAATCTTGATACTGTTACATATTGTTCAAATAAAGTGGCATCTACTTCGTGTAATTGTGCTGGGTAATTAAATAAACCTTCCACCATATCGCCACCAAATAAAACAACCACATCTTTAACTGGGTGGTCAGCACGCTGAATTTCTGTAATACGGTGTGCTTTCTTAACAAATTCATTTACACGCTCACGCATAATTTGTGAGTTATATGTGGTTGTCTTTTTACTTCCTTGCCAATCCGTCATATGCCATAGCGCAATTTCGGTAGATTTCTTACGCTTATCCATAGTTGGTTGTTCAACTGTTTTAATTGCGCCCATAGCCAATGTGGCATCTTTAGCGGCTTGTATAGTTGCTTCTACTAATTCTTGTGTTCTATTTTTGGCATCTTTTAATTGCTTTTGTGTTCTTACTAACGCTTTACGCAATTCCACCACATCATCGGATTCAATACCCTCTGGTAAATCAGCAAACCTTTTTTCAAGCGTCATTTGATATCTCCATACCGTGTTGGGTATAACCAATTTTATCTAGCCAGTTATCTTCGTGTAATGGATTAGATACACAACGAATTGTTTTACCTGCGTCATACATAAGTGCAACAATAGTCGGTGATATATCTTCAATTTTTAATATTGCGCCCCACATACGACCTATTGCCGCAAAATTAGTTTCAGCATCACCATGTATTTGTTGTCTATCCGCAAGAATATCTTTCACTCTTTCGGACATTTACACATACCTTTTCTATGCGCTCTAATGGATTCATTACTACTTTTAATGCCTTCTGCTCTTAATGCCATTAAAACAAGATTATATGAATATCCTTTAGCCCATGCATCATCTAACGCTTTCTTATTTTCTTTTGTTAAACCTTGATACATAGTTTGATAAGCACAAAAACCCTCTGGCTTCATTCTCTTAGCCACATTTTCTGCAAGTCTGTCCGCTAAACTCATATCTCCGCCTTTCTCGTTTACCAAAGGATACACGACAAAGTGCATACGCTCGTATTCACGACCCGTATTTCAGTTCTTATTTATTCTCGCACAAGTGGCACATCTACGACCACGCTGACCTTTTACATATCTAGTATTTTCTGGCGTAAATTCATGACCATGTTTACAATGAGTTCTGGCACTACGAGCCTTAACTAACAAACTTCTCTTTATATTATTAGATTGAGTTATTGCTTGTAAGTGGTCAGGATTAACACAACTAGGGTTGCGGCATATGTGGTCTATTATTAAATCTGGCGGTATAACACCTTTAGTGCGCTCGTAAATCCATCTATGCGCAGTTACCGTTTTGCGGTGTTCATTACTGAATAATCCATAACCGCTTTTAAGTTTAGAGGCGTTCCAAATCCAGCAACCGTTATCAGATACGGTAAATTTGTTATAAAACCTTCCGATTATATTCATAACAATGCCTCTGCCTTAGCGATTGACTTCCCCTGTTCAACCGCTAAGGCAAAGCGCTATTTAGTTTTTTTCTTACTAGCCGCCTTTTTAGCGGCTTTAATTACTTCTGCTTCTAATGTATCTGCAACTCTTCCAAAAGTAGGGTCATTTGGGTTAATAGCACGAATAGCAGGACCAACTACGGCAACCGCACCAGCCAATAAAATTGCTTTAATATCTGTTTCACCATTAATAGCAGCAAATAATACTACTGATACAAATGTGCGACCATATGAAGCAAGTATTGCTTTAATGTTTTCTGTATTCATTTTTACTCCTTTGGGCGAGCAATCGCCATTATTGTTTTGTAATCACGCTTTTTGAGATAATAGCCATCACCATTTGATTGACTACCGCTTTTACCGCTTGATGTGTTGCCTTCATAAACTTGTAGATATTTTAAAGTGGTGTTATGCCACTTAACTATACCCACATGGTCAGGTTGCGCATCATCATCAAATTGGAAAAATACTAAATCGCCAGCCTTTGCTTGTCCAATAGGCACTAACTGGTTATTTTTAGTTAAATACTTTAACCACTCATCACAAGAAGCATAACCTTTTGGTTTTGCTGATACTGATTTAATAATGCCAGCGTCAAAAAACATCTTAGAAGCAGACATGGCACACCACGGTTGGTTATTTAAACCATACCATTTACCAAATGTCGTATCGTTATTAGTGCCTTCTGTGTAATCTAATGACGCTTTACACGCATTTAACACTTCTGAAATTTTACTCATTTGCTTCCTTTTCTGGTTCAACTGGTTTAGGTTTAGATTTTAGCCCATTGGCACTTACTATGCCAGCAAGAGTTCCAGTTAAAAATACCGTTAATGTGGAAACAAGGTCAATAAAGGCGGCATCATTAGGTGCTTGCGCCATAGGTTGTGTAATGAATAAGAGTGCATACAACATACTGCTTACTGATATAGCAAATACAACTGCCAAAACAATACCAATAGTTACAATTAAACGGGCGTGTAATTCTTCATTAGTAAATCTTTTTCTAGCCATTGGAAATCTCCACTTCTGGGAGTAAGTCTTTTGTGCATTGACCGAGTGCTTCACATTGAGGCGGTTTACATTCAGCCTTTTCCCAATTTTCATATTGTTGGCAAGGATAACGCACCCAACCTTGATATCCGCAACCAGTTAAACTAACTGCGGTCAATAAGCAGACTATAAATTTCATCAACACGGCTCTCCAACCGATTTACTTGGTCTTTCAATGATTGTCCGCCATTGGGTCTAAGTTCATATAAAAAACCTTTAATAATAAATTTAATACCAACAAAAATACCAGTTAGTATGGCAATAATGCCAGCGCCAGCACCAACCCACATAGAAATTTCCATACCAAATCCTAACACTATAATGTAATGAAAGCCGAACCGTTCCAGTATTTCATACTGTTAGAGTTAGTATCGTAAAAAATATCGCCAACTCTGGGATTTGTAGGCGTGTTGGTTAAAAAATTAACATTTGGCGCAGTAAATCTAACCGCAGTTTCCAGTTTTTGTAAGCGTTGATAAATGTCATTAAACATAACTCGCAAATCAGGTGGTTGATTTATATATGCCATATTTACCTCAGTTTGTAGTGTTAGTAAGAGTAATTGTTACACGCTCTGGACCATCTTCACCAGGTTCAACATTAAATCCTACAATACGGTAAATGCTATCAAAACCTTCGGGGAAGCGTGGGTCGGTAATAATTAATCTGGCATCATCACCAATTTCATATGTGCCAAACTCTGGGTCAATATAAGCAGGAACTACTATTTTAATAATTGGCGGTGGCGTGGCTAACGCTAATACTTGTCCTAATGATAATTCGTTCAACACGGTTTGGTCTGTTATATCTGAATAATTGGCTTGTCCTTCTAATACTGGAAAACCTGCGGTAAGAGAAGTGCTATCTTGCGCCAAAGATGTTAATTTGCCTTCATTAGAACCAGCACCAATAACATAAAGAGTATTCACGGCAATTGAACCATCTTCGGGATATTCGTATTCAACTATATTGCCAGCAGGTAAATTGAATACAGGTGTGTCTAAATCACCCACGCCAGTATCTATATGTCCCGTGCGTGGATAACCAAGCACTAATGTTTTTAAAGGTTCATTTGTAATTGCGTCATAATCCACAGAAATATTGAAATCAAAACCATCATCTTGGCGGCTTAAATCTTGAATAGCCTGATATACCTGTTTTAATTCATATGCATAATAAACTCGGTCAATGAGTATGCCTGATGTTTCAGAATTGGTTATAACGCCAATATCACCTGATGCAACCGCTTGTGCGGCATCTATTAAATTTCTAACAATAACTAATTGGTCAGTATTGTTATAAGAAGTGGTTGTGCTAATTAATCGCTTTTCAAAATAACTTTCAAATTCTCTAGCAGTTATTTGTAATACTTGTCCTTGACTAGCATAAGTGCGGTTCCAAATAATACCGCCCCATACCAATATGCCATTTCTATCTACATATAAAGCATTACGAGATGGTTGTGTAGCGGCATCAACATTGTATTCATATGTATTAATACCAGATAAAAGTATATGTCCTGTAAAGGTGCCAGCCTGATTTAACTGTTGAGTAAATGAAACGCCAGTAAAAGGTAATTCAGCAATAATCTCATTAGTTAAGAGGTCGGCAATTAAATACCTATATGTGGTAGCCATTGCCAACCCCTTTACTAATAATTAAGCAGTAATTGCTTTTGCTTCTTCTTCTGTTAGCCCTAATTTGGCTAGTTTAGCAAGTGCTGAGGCTTTTGCTTCTGCTTTAGCGGTTGCTTCTGCTTCTGCGGCGGCGCGGTCTGCTTCTGCGGCGGCGCGGTCTGCTTCTAATTGAGTAATCTCAGATGCACTCAAAGGAACAATGGTTTGTTCCCCTGTTGAGCAATCTACTATTACCTTTGTAGGTGTGTCTGTTGCCATTGTTTTCTCCTTTGTTGTTTGTTAAGTGTTTTTAAGACCGTATAGCAAAAATGTTGAATTACTAACTATTCCACCTGAATTTGATAATACTATTTGAGTAATAGGAGCAGTATTATCCCAATGATTTGCCGCACCTAACAATCTTGATTGATTAGTAAATGATTGAACTACGCTCGTTGCGCCAATAGTTCTAGCCATAGTTTTTGTGTAATTAGGAATAATTACTTCGTTGGCGCTAAATACATTTGTAGATTGATTTGCCGCAGGAATTTCTAAAAATCTGTTAGCACCGCTATCACTACTACCGCCTCTTACTTGCCAAAATCGGTAAGTGTGTGTTCCGCCACCTGCATTAAATTGCCAAGTTAATGCAGAATTGTAAAAACTTTCTGCTGTTCTTGCTGAAATTCTCATAATTAAATGGTCGTATGTTTGTGGGATTGATGAAAATGTAACTGATGTAACTGTTGAGGTTAATGTTTGCGCTGTTATTAGTTGATAAGTGGTTGCCATTTTATGCCTTCAATATTCCATAAATAGTAAAACAAGTATTAACTGGAAAGTTGCCAGCAGAGCATACTAAAGTAATACTTGTAACTGCCGCAGTATTTTTCCAAGCCCCTGAAAGTGTTGTAGGGGTTTGTGCTCTAGTGCTACCTGATTGATAATTTTGTATTATTGCTTGCTTAAACATAGAACTTGAAGCATAGTTATTAATGTCTATTTTTGAACAAATAAAATCTGAAGAATTTGCGTTATTTTGTGACAACCAAAACCCGTTATTGCCAGCAGTGCTTAATAAAATTTGACCTTCAATTGCTGTTCCGTTGTAGTTGCTCCACCAACGGTTCATAGAATAAGTGTTTCCAGTATCACCATTAAAATACATACGGCTGTCGCCACCACTTGAACTATCTCCAAAATAAGCAATCATTTGTAAATCAGTAAAAGTTCCAGGAATTGAACTAAAAGTAACCGTATTAGTTGCAGATGTAAGAGTGGTTGTAGCAATTGGGTCGTATGTTGATGGCATAATTAACCTACAATTCCATAAAGACTAATAACTGTTCCTGTTGCTGGCGCTGTTCCAGCATAAACTTTAACAGAAGTTATAGCGGCTGTGCTGTTCCAAGAGCCTGATGTGCGACCCATTGTAGAAGAACTACTATCTCCTGATGACCCTGAAGAATAACTATCTAAAATTTTTACTTTGTTAGTGGCTGAATAATCATAAATATCAATAACGGTTGATGTAAAATAATTAGCAGTTATTCCGCCGCCAAACATGGTGTTTAGAACATTGATGTAGGTCACTCCACTATCGTTCCATAAATAATCCATAGCGTTGGCACTACCATTCCAATAACCATAAAAAGAACGGTTGTTGTAATTAGCGCTTGTATCACCATTGTATTGAATGTATAAATTATCTGAACCAGGATACGAACCTGTGGACCTAACCATCATTCTTATTTGTAAGTATTTGTATGTTTGCGGAATACTGCTAAATGTAAAATCAGTTGTAGTTCCGTCACCTAATGCAGAAGCAAGAGATACAAAAGAAGTAGGAATGAACGGTGCATTACCAGCCAACATATCGTTATATTTTTCAGAACCTAATGAGGCAATCCCTGAGTTAGACATCTTTGTAATAGCCATGTTTTTATTTTATCCCGTAAAGAAAGAAAGTGCTACCTGTTGTAAAACTTCCCGTAGAATAAGGCTTAAATGATACAGAAGTAATGGCGGCAGTTGAACTCCAAAAACTTCCTTGAAAAGCAATATAACAACTGGTTGTATTTTGAAGTGCCAAACTTTCTACTGCGTAAGATTTCTGCCCGCTCCCTGCATAATTAGGAACATACACTTTAGTATTAGAAAATGAAGAAGTATTTATTCCAACTGCTGGAATTCTAGGAACCATATTTCCGTTATCGGGAGTTGCACTTGGGCTTCCGCCACCTGCGGCTGGCGTAGCACTACCGCTAGAAAAAAGCAAATTTCCATTGTAATTAGCACCAGTATCACCATTAAAATAAGTTGCAAAATAATCGTATGTTCCAGCAGTTCCTCTTGCATTGACTAAAAATACTAAATCTTTGAATGTTTGTGGAATACTGCTAAAAGTTATTGGTGCGGTATTACTACTTAAAGTAG